ATTTTTTTGATCATGACTATTTATTGATTTTGCCAGACTTCTTAGCTTTGCTTCCCCATTTTCCATAAGATTCGTTAGCAGAAGCTCTTAATTGTTTCTTAGTTCTTTTCTTACGAATTCTCATAGCGATAGATTCATCTTTTCTATCTTTGTAGCCTTGTTTCTTTTTACTTACACGGCCACCTTTTTTATACATAGCGCCACCAGCCATTCCCATGTCCGAAGGATAGTAACCAGACATTTCGTCTCGTCTCATAGTTCCGCCCATGTTTTTTTTAGCTCTGCCGCCAGTTGCGTATCTTGTTCTTCCTGGTCTTACTCCATTTTGTCTCATATTATTTTCTCCCTTTTGAAAATGCTCTTCCTAAACCACGTTTAGCTTTTCCTGCGCCTTTTACTCTTCCGCCTTTTTTTAACCAAATATCTCTATTAGGAGCCATAGTTTGATCACCTGTCCATGTTGGACGTTTGATTGCTTTAACTCCAACTCCACCTGTCCTAATTGGGTCATCATAACCACCACCAGTGTAAGCTCTGTCAGTAGTCATTAATCTTTTAGCTCTGGCATTCGCATCACCTTTAGGTAGTCTTGCACCACCTGCTGCTCCGGATGCTAAAAACGGACTAGATCCAGATCCTTTTCTTCCCATCATAGCTTTAGCCGCTAAGCCGGCCATAATTAATGGCGCTGCTTTTTTTAAGCCTTTTCTTAATTTCTTTGTAAATTTTCCCATGGTGTTATCCTTATATGTAAATTGTTAATTAATGTCCACCTTATTTTTTACCATTCCTGAATATTTGAGTTCCCTTTATACCAAAAATACTCGCGCAGACTAAAATCCATAAATTTGTGAACCAGCTCGGAAGTGCCTGGAAATGCTCAAAGAATACTTTTATCTTGTCCATGGCTGCCGGATCGTCTGACCAGACCCCATATGCGAGCACCAAAATTGGGAGTGTGAGAATGCAAAGTACGACCTCGTCCTTAAAATCTTTGTCTCGGGATTCTAAAAGTTTTCCCTGGTAAGCTTCCTCACCACGAGCTTGTCGTTCTGCATGTAATACCTGTGCATCAGACATTGCGATTTTTGCCTTCTGCCTGTTAGCATAAATTTTGCTTCCAGCAGAAACGGCTAATTTAATAGCACTGAACCACATATTACCACCAGCTGACTTTAGACTTTTTCGAAGCTAGCATTCTTCTTTGTCCACCAACTTTATTTACAACTGGTGCACCTTTAGGAATTTTAACTTCTACTGCTTTTCCATACCCATCACTATTGACATTAAATGTATTTGACATATCCGCTTTAGGCGTGTCAGACACAACTTTACCAACATAGTTTGGGTTGTTTTTTGTCCAAAATGTTTTTCCTTTTGACATATTTTTCTCCTGTTAGTTTCTTATACTATCTTCTAGGGCCTTTCAAGATCTTAACGTCTTCTTGTTTGATCATATCATTGATCAACTTAGCATCTTGAGACATGGCCTGTTTTTGTATCGATGTATCAGCTCTTAATTGAGCTAATTCTTCATTTTGAGCTAATTTCTCATCAAATTGATTTTGGCCCATTAATTGTTTAGATTTATCTAAATTAATCTTCTCTTGGCCTTGATCACGCTTAACTGAGTCGTCCATAGCTCTTAAATCTAGTTCTCTTGCTTTTAATTTAGCAATTGGGTCGTTTCCAAACTCACCCATAATTTTATTTTCTTCATTTCTAAATTCTTCCGTCATTTCAGCAATTAATTTTGCTTTTCTAGACTCTAATTGCATAGACATAGTAATAATTTGTTGTTGAACCTGTGGATCCTGCTGCAACATTGGATTTTGCTGTACCATTTGTTGCATTTGTGTCAATTTCATAATTTCATCTCTAAATTCTACTTCTAATTGCTCTTGTGCCATTAAAGAAATGTGTTCAAAAATATTTTTTTCTAATGCAGCCATAACTGGAGGTGAATTTCGTGCAATATTAGTTGCCATAAAGTTTAAATGGGTTGTAATGTGCGCTTGATGGTCTTGTCCTTTGAAAGCTTGGAATGGTTTTCCACTCATTGCTAAAATATTTTCAGCTGCAGGGTCCATTGGTTGCGGCTGTTGCGGTGGTGGTAAAATTTTATCAATATTTTTTACACCAATCGCATTATACATCGCATAGTATGCTTCATACAAGTTATGCATTTGCGGATTTGACATTGCAAGTTGTAATTCTGTCTGCGCCATTGAAATTCTTTGTGATTGAGAAAAAATATTTGGATCAGCAATAGGTAAAATATCAACTTTTTCATCAAAATCTGTTTGTTTAACATTTCTTTGTCCACCAACTACATCATATGGATACTCTGCAGGTAAATATTGTTTAAAAACTCCTGCCAATAATTGAAATTCGCACTTCATCGCCACAAACAACCTTTTATGGATGGCTGACATGACTCTTGAACCACGTTCTAAGAGAGCAATGGTCGTACCAACAGCTGCTTGTTGGTTGCCGTCTCCGACCTGCATGTCAGCTATGGCGGCAAATCGTTGTCCTGCCTGTACCACGATCCCCATCAACTGTAATAAAGTTGGTGAAGGTTCTTTAAATGGTAAAGGCATAAATGCATCCTTGATATTTCCTCCTGGTGCATCAACATCTCTAAATTCGCCGGGCTGTATAGCTTGTGCTTCGTCTCTTACACGTATTCCACGTTGCTTAAATCCTGCTGGTAAATTACTTAAAGTTCCTGCGTCTAATAATTGACGTAGTGCAGTGGTTGCTGTTCTTGATAAACCACCGATCATATGAATTAAACCGAAACCATAAAACCCCATTCCAGGCAAAAATTTAAAATGAACAAAATAATCTATTTTATTTTTTTGTGGATCTTCTGCTTGATAGTTTCTTCTAATTGATAATATTTGTCTTTGACCCATTTCAAGAGTAACAATGTAAGGAAGTTTAATTCCAGTTGATTCTCCTGTTGAGTCCTTGTCTTCAAACCCTTCCAGGTCTAAATCTGTGTGAACTTCTAAAACGGTAAAGATATCTTCATCTCTAGTTTTCTTAACTCCTTCTAACTCTCTTTCTTTTTTCTCTACTTCTGTTTCTTGGTTATAACCAGGTGTTAAATCTACATCCATGTAGAAACCTGAAACTTGTTTTTTTCTTAAATCATTCTCCGACATTTTAATGACATGAATAACGGCCTCAGCATCTTGTAAAGAAGTTGCTGTATAAGGTACCACTAAATCATCAGCCGGTACAAACTTTGAAACGGCTCTGCCAAGAAGTTCATCGTAATAAACTTTCTTGAAAGCAGAGCCACTAAGAGGGAGATAAAAAAGCATTTGGTCGAACTCGGGTTCATACTCCTTCATCACATCCATGAGCTGATAGTTCATGAATTCTTTAACTCGCTTTGATTGTTCTTCTCTTACTCTGTCTGCCAATCCAACGATTTGTGTATGGACTGGACCAGTAGCGGGTAATAATTCTTTGTAAGCTTGCGCTTGAAATTGTGTAACGGCTTCAGCTAACACTGGGTGTGTTGCACCTGAAGCTCCTTGAAACGGTTGTGTTGGGTTCTCATACTTAAATCCTAAAAGGTCTAAACCTTTTGTGTAAGTATCTTCCCACGATTTTCTAGAACTTTTATATTGTGAATAATTTTCAGATAATTCAGAACCTAGTTTACCTAAAACATCATCAGGTAATAATTCTGCTAAATTGTCAAAATGACCTTCTCCACCAGGTCGGTTAACCGCCTCTGGATCAAAATTAATTGTTGCACCACCATCTTCTTCCTCAGTAACTTGCACATCATCAGGACCAACTTGTTCTTTGATGGTTTCTTCTTGTGCTACTTGAATTTCTTCTTCGCCAGGTACTTTAATTTCTGTTTGTACGTTTGGTAGGGCTTTGTCTATATCTGCCATTTATATTCTCCGAGTTCTCTATTGTTTTAGCTTGTTTTGTGGGAACATTCAACCCTTGTGAGTCTGGTCCTTTTAAAGGTGGTATCTCCTTCCATTTTACGTGTGGCATATTTATCACAAGATTTTTATTCTTCACTAAACCAACCTCTTTTATTTTTCCAATCATCATATGTTTCATAGCCACTAATACCTAATGATAATGCAAGACCTGGCATACCTAAAAATCTACTTCCAAGTCTCAAAGCTGCTGGACTTATTCCTAGTCTCATAATTTTTGCTGCGTTCGCTCCTACACCTCTTGTTGCCGCTTTACTCATTTGATCCGCAAAAGCTAAACCTGCATAATTCCATGGATTGGTTGCCATCTCTCCCAAAGAATCTCCTTGTTGAACTTGACCTGCAATATGTAATGGTTCTAATGCAGCTAAACCTAATGGAGTTCCAGTTGCCATTAATCCTTTACCAAGAATTCTACCTGCTGTCCTAACTGCCCCAACAGGTTTTGCTCCAAGAGCTCCTTTTGCTGCGGCTAGAGTTGGTTTAGCACCAATCGCAGCACCGGCTGCCGTCTCTGCGCCCAATACTGGAAGTTGCCAATCTAAAATTGCTGGTCGGTCTTCTGGTTTATCAACCATTGGACCTGTTACCATTTCAATTAACATATTCTTCTGTTGATTCTCATCAGATAAATAAGTTGTTGGATCGTCGTTCATAAATGTTTTAACAAGGCCCGCGGCTGCTGCACCACCGGCTGCAATCGCACCAAACTTACCACCTTTTTTTAAAAGAGGGCTTTGTAAAAATTTTGTGGCTGCGTTTTGAAATTTAGGAAGAATTCCTTTTGTTTTACTTACTTCGTTTAAAGTTCCTGGAGCATCTGCTTCCATAGCAGCAGACATTTCTTTTCCGCAACCTCCCTGAAAACCTATTCGACCACCATCTGCACTATAAGCAATTTTTCCTTTAAAAATATTACAAATATTTCCAACATTATTTTTTGCAGCCTCTACAATTGTATTTCGAACATTACTTTCCCAAAAAGGTTTGGCCTTTTTAACATCAATATAAAAACCTTTCTCTTTTACAAACTGAGGAATATCCAGTCCCGCTTCTTTCCATCGTGCTAATTGTTCGGGAGAATAAATCTTTGGATCAATTTTTTTACCAACCTTAATTTCAGGTAAATTTAGTTGTTTTATTTGAGACTTAGTAAAACCCTGTTCTAATAAATTTGCAGTAGTAGCTTTTTGTGTTTCTATTAATTTACCGGCTGCTTCTTGGGCTTTAGATGTCTTGCCTTCGGCAAGGAAATCTTGAACTTCTTGCAGTCGTTTAGAAAGCTGGCCTTGATATCCTGCTAAAGCTCCTGAATTAACTTTAGCTGATGTTGCATCAACAAAAACACT